CATCAGGAGTAGCAGGCGTATCAGGTGTTGCATCAGGAGTAGCAGGCGTATCAGGAGTAGCAGGAGTAGCAGGTGAATGATATTAACGAATATTAGATCTCGACTTAACACTGATTGGACTGACTTTGTAGTTAAAGACCAAAACAGTGTTGACACAGAAATAAATCTCCAAGATATGAGTGCTACTGATACAATTAAATTGGTAACACTTAATATGTCACAATATAACGGGTACGATGGGTTTGGTTACGGTGTTGGTGTTGCTAATCGTGGTATTACAGAACAAGAAGCATATGATATTTGGATTGAAGATTTTCAAACCAATCAGAGAACCTTTATAAAGCAGTTACAAACACTGGGTATCAAATCTTTATCGCAATGTGTTTTTGATGGCCTGCTACTCTACTTTATTATTAATGGTAATATATTAACAGTAACAGCACCAGAGGGCACATATGAATTAAGAAATTATGTGGTAGAAAAAGATTGGAGCACAGTTGCTAGTATGATTAAACGTAGTAATTTTAATCCAGCCTTTTGTATAAGAGCAGCTAGTATTATTAAACTTGCTGATTATGGAAAAACAAAAGACCGTACTTGGATGCGTCAAACAGGCATATTTGAAATGCGTGATAAAAATGAACTAAATTCATTAAGTATAGAACAACTAGCTCGTACTAGATTCGCATACTATGCTGAAACATTAAAGTTTTTACCAAAAACTCCTGAAGGAATCAAACGTGGCATTGCCAAGGAGTATGAAAAAACACTTATTGTAGAAAACTATACATTTGATTTGACATCAGTGTTTACACTTTCACAAACTCCTAGCATGGAACCAGTGGAAAAGTTAAAAGTAGAGATTAATGGAACACAGATCCAACACTATTTTGATTTTACAGTTGTTAATAATGTAGTTACCATAACAAAATCACTGTCACAGGGCGACATTATACGTTTTACCATTAAAATTTAAAAAGTAGCAGTTAATTATGCGATAAATATTATTATGGTAACATATGTTGGATATAGCACAATTGACAGAAATACAATCAATGCAGTACTCACTGACAAGGATTTAGCCTTGCGTGATCTGTTAAATCACTTTTACACACGACGAGGTGAAAGAGTGATGAACCCAAACTTTGGATCAATACTTCATGAATTGGTTTTTGACCCACTTGATGCAAGAACAGAAATCCTTGCAAAAGATGATGTTGAACGTATTATTGATAGCGATCCAAGATGGAGATTTGTAAGTCTTAAATTAACAAAGCCAGTTGAGCATCAACTTGATATACGAGTACGTGTGATTTACGATGATACTGGAACAGCAGAAGAACTGTATCTAACCTATACAAGTGAGGCAGAATAATGGCACAGGGCGCAAGACAAAGTAGCTTATTTGCAGCGGAAGATTTTAGTGTGGTATATGAAAGTTTTGCACAAGCAAACTTTAAAGCATATGACTTTGACACTATCAAAAATGCAATGGTTGAGTATATTGATACCAACTATCCAGAAAACTTTAATGACTGGATTAGCTCAAGCGAGTTTACAAGTTTATTAGAACTTATGGCATTCCTAGGACATAACCTAGCGTTCCGTAATGACCTTAACTCACGTGAAAATTATTTAAGTACAGCAGAACGTAGAGACAGTGCTCTCCGTATTGCAGAATTCTTAGGATATACACCAACACGTAACGTAGTTGGCAATGGCTATTTAAAAATAGATAGCATTAAAACAAGTGAAACAATTTACGATGTTGATGGAAACAGTTTGTCAAATGTAGATTTACAATTTGAAGATGTAACTGACCCAACAGCATATCAAAACTTCCTTACAGTTATGAATTCAATATTCATGGCTAGTAACCAATTTGGTGCTCCTCATTCTAGATTTACCCGTAATAGTGTTACCAATGAAGTTTATAGAACAAAAAGTACAAATGCACCAGTAAATTACGAATTTAATGGTACTATTAGTGGTGCTAGAGCTACATTTGGTATTCACAGTGTTTATCATAATGAAAAATTGAATCGTTTGCAGGAAAAAACTCCTGATCCGTATGGTGCACTTGACATTTTATATCGCAACGATAATGGTGGTTTTAGTAGTCCTAATACAGGATTCTTTTTAGGCTTTAAACAAGGGTCGCTTTCATTCAAAGATTTTGATATTACTGAAGGATTACCAAATCTTGTAATTGATATTAATGACAACAACATTGCTAATGGTAATGTTTGGGTGCAAACAATTGATGAAGTAGGCAGTGTTATTACTAACTGGGCACAAGTTGACAGAATATTCGGCTTGAACTCAATTTATAATAACGTATCAAACAATTTTAGAAACATCTATACTGTTAGCAGTAGAGAAAATGACCAAGTTAGTATTGTATTTGGCGATGGAAACTTTGGTAATATTCCACGTGGAATTATACGAGTTTGGTATCGTACAGGATTAAATTTAAGTTATGTAATCAATCCTGAAAGTTTTGGAAGAGTAACATATTCTTTTAGTTATTTGGGATTAGATGGAAACACATACAATGCTAGCTTTACAGCAAGTTTAAAAACCTCAGTAAGCAATGCTAGTGAACGTGAGAGTTTACAAAGTATTAAAGATAACGCAGGACGTTTCTTTAGTACGCAAGATAGATTAGTAACAGCAGAAGACTACAGTATTTTCCCACTAACAGTAAGTGAAAATATTCGTAAAATTAAAAGTATAAACCGTGTACACAGCGGGCATAGCCGCTTTAGAGATTTTAATGATCCAACTGGAAGTTATAGCGATGCTATAAACTTTATTGATGATGGATATCTTTATAGAGAAGATATTGCAGCACGTAATATTATTAGTTTGCCAACAACATTAAACAGTGAACAAAAATTTAGTAGATATATTAAGCCGCTATTAGACAACCCTGAAGTTAAAAACTTCTACTATGATAGACAGTTTTATGGACCAACTGGCAGTGCCAATCTAACCACACAGTATTCAGACACAACAAGTAATATTGTATATTATAATACGGATGGATCAGCACTTAATACTTTCCGCTGGAACCAAGTAACAAAAGGATCAAACACTAGTACTGGATACATTACTGACGATACTGCTATTGTTCAACGTGTTGGAACTAGTGGTGTTAGTCCAATGGACAAGATTAAAGTAAACTCAATAATTGAGTTTATTACTCCTAACTACAAAATTGGTTATATAAAGTCAATACAAATTTTAAATGGCGGAAGTGGATATGCCACTGCGCCAACAGTAACTATCGCAGGATCTGGAACAGGTGCCACTGGTATTGCAAATATTGACGGATCTGGAACAGTTATTAGTATTACTATTAGTGATAGTGGCGTTAACTATGATAGCAATACTAGCATTACGTTTAGTGGTGGCGGCGGAAGCGGTGCAGCCGCATCTCCAGTAATTGGCAATGCAGATACTCAATGGGTAAGAGTAACTGGAATTTATAATGATGGTTTAGGAATTGACGACAGTATTGGAGTACCAACAGGTGTTGACTTACTTAATCGTGGTAGCATCAGTTTAAATGGAATTATTCCAAGTGGTGCTCGTATCAAAAGAATTATACCAAGCTGGAGCAGTGATTTAACAAGCGCAGTAAAAAATGATATGTTCAATCGTCTGGCAAATAACAACAGTTTCGGTCTTCGTTATGATGCAAGCAGTCAGCAATGGATTATTGTTGATGGCAGCAACCTTGTTACTAGCTCATTAACAAACAATAATCCATCAAGTTGGAGCCGTCAATATGAAGGCGACACAACCGGAACAGGTTTGGACAACAGTTGGATTATACGAGTAAACTACACATCAACTGCTTGGGAAATTATTACCCGCAAAACTCGTTATATATTCGGTAGTGATGAACAAGTTAAGTTTAGTAACCTAAACTTCCAAGAAACGTTTAGCAGTGAAACACTAAAGCCAAGCATGGATAATATTGAAATACTAAGCATTAATACCAAATCAGCAACTAATAATATTGCACTTGGTAATAATTATAAAATGAATGCCTTTGGATACTTTACATATCCAGACGGGTATACTGATCCATATAAGATTAGACTTACATTGGCATCACCTGATAATAATGGATATCCAACGACACCAAGTGCGTTTCATGATATTGTTGGCAGCGATACAATTAATCTTGGAACCAAAACTGTTGATGGTTTTACATACACTGTTAGAGATAGCGGTGGATCACAAACTGTTACAGGTCGAAGCAGTCTAAAATCAAAGTATACAAGAATTGCAGATGCAAATCAAGTCATTGATCCTGCAACAACAAATATTATTGACACATACGTACTATTAACATCATATGAAAATAACTTTAGAACATGGGCACAGTATGATGGAAGAAGTTTTACAAGACCAGCATCACCTACAATATCAGAACTAAATGATTTGTTCAAGAGTTTAGAGACGAAAAAATCAATAAGTGACCAAATCATTTATAGACCAGTAAAATATAAAATACTATTTGGTAATTTGGCAAATAGTGAATTACAAGCAAGGTTTACAGTAACAAAAACTACTAACAGTTCATTTAGTGACACTGAAATAAAACAAGAAGTTATTCGACTAATTGAACAATATTTTAGTATTGATAACTGGGACTTTGGTGAAACATTTTACTTTACTGAATTAGCAGCTTACATACACAACAACATGGTTGGGCAAGTGGCGCAAATAACTATTGCGCCAGTAGACACCCAAGCAAGTACTGATGCGCTTTTTGAAATTATAAGTGACAGTGATGAATTGTTTTTACCAGTACTTTCAACAAATGATATTACAGTTAATAAAAGCGTAGCATATAATCCAACAACAATTGCAGCCAATACCGGAGTTAATATTAGATGAGCACACAATATCATGCAAAGCCAGTACTAGCAAAAAAATCAGTTAGACCAGGTGAAAGTTCAGAGCATGTGGGTATTAGAAACACCACTGAGTTGCTTCCTGCAATCTTTCAAACTAGTATTAACAAAAGGTTTTTAAACAGTACACTAGAACAATTATTGTCTTCTGGTAGTATGGAGGCTGTAAATTATTTTGCAGGCAATACGCAAAATAGAACAGTTAATGAAACATTTTTACACGATCAAAGATCAAGTGATAATTATCAATTTGTTCCAGGAAGTGTTGTTCGTAATAAAGATAACGACATCACACAAGCAATGTCATACGATGATTTTTTAGATATTCTAAAATTTAATGAAGTTGATGTCAAAAACACAAACCGTATTTTTAATGAGCCTGGATATACACTTGATTTGCCAATTAATTATGATATGTTTATTAACTATCATCATTATTTTTGGCTAGTAGACTATCTACCAGTTTGTGATATTAACGCAACAGTGTCAGATCCCATTAACATTAGTGATATTGTAGGTGCAGTATATTATACTACTCCTATTTTGTCAAATGGTAAAGCACTATCATTGCAAGACGGAATGCGTATTAGATTTACTGGATCAAACTTCACTGGTTCAGCTGGCTATTCAGTTAATGATATTTTCATTGTTGATGGCGTGGGCACTAGTATTGCTCTTACAAAACAATTTGAAGATGCTGGAAATGGAAATTATGGCAAACGAGTGTGGTTCAATGATACGATATATGGCACACAAGAGCCTAGCCAATGGAATGGTTCAGAAGTAGATTTTATATATCCTGAATATGATTTAACTGATTATCAAGCATACAGTCGTGAATATACTGTAGAGCAAAGACATACAGTTGACCAAAGTTCATGGAGCAGACGCAATTTATGGATACATGAAGAAGCAGTACTCACAATTGCAGATTTTGTCGACGTTGACGCACATGATTTCTTACTTGAAAGATTCCGTGGAATACGTCCTATTATTGAATTTCGTGCAAATATTGAAAAATATAATTTTGCTACACAAAGTTTAGGAAGTGTAACACACATTTATGACAATGTAGATGATCCAGCCACTGAAATTATTGGTACTGCATTTGATCTTGCAAGCTATGTGGTAACAGAAACTTGGACAAATACTGGATATGAGTATGGAGACCATGTTAAACTAGATTCTAATGGTGTTATATCATATTGGAACTGTATCAAAACTCACACCGAAGCACGTAACCCAAGCCATTCGGAAAATAACATTTACTGGAAATCAATTCAATCACGTGATTTAATAAGTGGTGATAGAATACTATTCTTAAACTCTACAAACGCAACATACAACAACAAAATTTTTGATGTTACTGTGAGTGGTGGTGTTGTTACAACACTGACTGAAGTTTACGGGGCATCGTCAACTGCATTAAATGTTGGCGACGGTGTTAATGTACGTATTGGTTATAACAATGTTTTTGGTGAAAGTTATCCAAACGACATTTATAGTGGCAGTGAATGGCACTGGGATGGTAGTAAATGGGTATACAGCCAGCAAAAAGATTCACGAAATGATAGTATACTATTTCAACTGTACGACACTAGTAGTATTAAGTTAGACAACCAAACGTTATACCCTAACAGCAACTTTGCTGGAGACTTTATTTTTAAATATGGAACTTCGAACAGCACAGAAATTGATTCAGCTCTTGGTATTCAACCACGTTATGTTGATTACGGAAATGAACCAGGTTTGAGCTTTGATATTGGTCTAGGTAGTGTACGTTATACATTTAATGACAGAAACACTACAGATGATCCTGAAAATACTAATGCAAGTGTACTAAGTGAAGTACTAGGATATTACTATTACAAAAAACTAGACAACAATCAATATTATAATGGATGGGTTGAAATCAGAGGCGGGCAACCAGTTAAAAAACATGCACAGAAAGTTGTGGTTGATGCAAATCAGCCAATTGTAGTTAACTTGGGTACCAGTAATATTAATTCAGATAATATACTAAAGTTTACTAAAAGAAATGGTAAGCTAGAAGTTTACCAAGGCGGAAATTTACACAACACTCGTATAAATGGATTAAATCCATCGTTGTTTGTTGAAAAAAACAAAACGTATACAATTACGACATATTTTGATAGCACTGATATCGAATTCGTAGACACGGATGGATCAGCATTAAGCAATATTACTATTGGTACTGCAACAAACAATACATTTACCTTACAAGTTGATAGTGCATTTGATAAAAAAGTATTTAGATACCGTTTGGTTAGCGATAACACTGTTACTGGTTTAATTTATGACAATACTGAAACTAGTTCAAACTTAAAAGTAACAAAAAATGGATCGGATTTTACTACTTACTCAGTAGCAAATCAAAAATTAACTATTTCCAGCAGCTATGCAAAAGATGATGTATTTGATGTGACTTGGATTAGTGATGACAATATCACTGACAGTGATGGTGTTGACTTGCCAGCAGATACGCATATATTAAATCCACAAAACGAGTTTTTAACACAAGTAAGTTTTGGTGATATTTTATCACACATGAAAGACCAGATTGTCAATATACCAGGTCTTACTGGAAACTTTTTTGGTGTTAACAACTATAGAAACTTACCAAGAGTACATGAGTTTGGCGGAACAATTAGACAACAGCCGTATAGCACTGAGCTATTGTCTCAATTAGTTATGCATAATGACACGAACATTTTTAGTAGTTTAAAACATGCGTCAAACAGTTATGCAAGTTTTAAAAAGCAGTTTTTACAAAAGTGTATTCAGTTGCACAACACAATGGATAGCTCAAAAGCAGTTTACGAGATTGTTGATGAAGCATTAAAAAATATCACTATTGGTAAAAATAAAAATGATGTTTTTGCTAATAGTAACATGCTCAAGTTTAATGATTATGAAGAAACAACTGGTTACTGGACAGCCACTATCTCACCAGTGTTTGACTTGCCACAAACAGTAAACACATATAACGATACAAAAAACCATGTACAGGTATTTGTTAGAGATGATGATGGGGCAGGCAATGTTCGCTGGAGAAGTTTAGTTAAAGATGTTGATTACACACTTAGTGAAACACAAGTTACAATAACAAGTAGTGTTACATTTGACAGTGACGGCCAAGCGTTAATAAAAATTCGTTGGTACCCACTTACAAGTAAGAGTTTTGTTCCACCAAGTGCAGTTAAACTTGGTCTAGTTAACGATTTTACACCAGTAACAGATGCAACAAACATTTACGGACATGATGGTAGTATTGTTAAACGTAAAGGTACAGAACTATATAATAGAAACCAAGCAGGCTTTAATATTGAAGACGCTGTGTTATGGGACTTTGAGTCACGCATTTATAACAACCTAATTTCTACAAATGTAGTTGATTATAAACACATTATGCCAAATGCAAATCGTGTCACAGTTTATAACTGGAGCGACTTGACAAATGCATTACGTTCAGATTTCAACAAATGGAAAGTTAGAAACAACGTTTCTGCAATTCATGATGCCAGTGCATACAGTGCTGGAGATCCGTTTACTTGGAATTACAGTAGTGTAGGTCCTGGAATTGGCGGATGGAGAGGATTGTATACTTACTACTTTAATACGGATCGTCCGCATACTCATCCGTGGGAGATGTTTGGGTATAATGAAAAACCAAGTTGGTGGGACGCTAACTATAGCTGGACTGATCCAGGAAAACGTACTGCACTTATTACAGCCCTAAAAGCTGGTCATTATAACGATCCTGCAAATACAGCAAAATACAGTTTAACATATGCATACACTGCATATGATTGGGATACTGATACTCTAGTAACAAGTGGCGGTGTTTTAAATAATCCAATTGACGCAAACTTAGTAGCGTCTCCAGCAGATCCAGCAATTGCATTTGTTTTTGGTGATTGGGGAGATATTGAAAACACATGGAGATCAAGTTCAGAATACAAAATATCATTGTTTACTGCATTAACTAAACTAAGACCGTTACGAGTAGTTAACGACTATTTTAGAAGTAACAACAGAACAGAGTTTAACTTTAATACTGTTCAAGTAGCGTTTAGTGACACCAAACAACTAGGCAATAACAAAGATATTACCCTAACTAACGAAAACTTTGAAGATAACATTATTGAGTACGTTTCAGTTAGAACCGGTGGAAGTGGATATACAAGTTCTCCAGAATTGTCTGTATACAGTAACTTTGGTACTGGCGCTGAACTATTGGCAAAAATAAGCGGTGGAAAGGTTGTTGCAGTGTCAGTAACCAATCCAGGCAAAGGATATCAAACAAAACCAAGTATTATTGCAGCGACAGGTTCAGCAACATTTGATGTAGTATTATTAAGTGGTGCACAAAAGTATGTTGATGGCTTGAGTAATGCTGTTGTTAACTATGCACATAGAAGTGGCACAGATGTAAGTGTTATAGTTGAGCGTTTAGAAAATTACAGCAACAACCCGATTATTAAAACTGGTGGATTTGTCAATAACAATCAAAGTTTAATTTTAGAAAGTAGTCAAGACAAAGGGCGTGTTGTAATTCCAGAAGAAAACATTAACACCATAGTTTATACAAGTCAACCCAAAGAAGAACTTTTCTTTGGCGCAGTAAAAGTAACAAAAACTGCTACTGGTTATAAAGTGAATGGTTATGACAATACATTACAATACTTTACATATTATAAACCAAATGAAACTGCAGGCAAGATAATTGTTAATATCGGCAACAAGCGAGTATACAAATATAAACAAAACCAGCTTTCTACATCTACCCTAGACTATAATACAACGTTAGCTGGCGACCAAGAGCTATATGAATTCTTAATTGGTTATGGTGAATACTTAAACTCAGTGGGCTGGACTGCAACCTGGAGTTCAACAGCAGGAAATACTATCTTGTGGACAGAAACTGCGAGCAATGATGATGTATACTATGCAATTCCAAGTACTGAAAAGATAGAAATACGTGAAACAAAGCCTGGATATTTCAGCAATATTGCTAACAAGTTTGATGGCGAATTTAACGTTATCAATCAAAATGGATATCAAATATTAAACAATAAATTGCTGATAACTCGCAACGTAATTAATGACATAGACGGTGTTACAACTGTTGAGTCAAGAGACGGGGCAAGCATTTATGGATTAAGACTTTATAGAGTTGAAGTAGAACACGCATTTATTGTTGATAATACAACAAATTTTGATGATTTAATTTATGATCCAGTATTGGGCACAAAACATAATCGTATTATTTGGAGAGGTAACAGAACAAAAGATTGGAATGGTAAGTTCTACGCACCAGGATTTATTATTAATGGAGAAACGCTACTTCCAAACTTTGACACGGTTGCAAGTGAAATAAGCAAGTACTACGGACCAGGAAATACATTAAGTAATCAACAACAAGTAGACACTGCACGTTTTAATATTGGCTATAACAAACCAAGTTGGAACGAAGTTATTGGCTTAGACGATGACACACTGTTTAACTTCATTAAAGGTACTCGTAAATATAAAGGCACACGCCATGCTTTAAACGCATTTATGAGAAATACAGCATTGTTTGGAACCCTTGCAACTGCTAAGGTACATGAAGAATGGGCAATACGCACAGCAGACTATGGTGACACTCGTAGTAGAGATACACTTGAATTTGCAATCAATAAAGAACTACTAAAGACAAATCCACAGCCTGTACGATTTAGTGCAGATGAGCTAAATGATGTTCTAAGTGATATTGTTATCGATGTTGACTTTAATAGTGATTTGCTAGTTACAGGTTCTCCTGGAAACAACTTTACAACTAGATGGCCTAAAACATTTAATTATACTACAATATCACAAGAATCATTATATGCTAATGATTTAATAACAGCAGGACTTCCGCTGTTGACAGAAGCTGACTATCGTGTTTTAAATAGAGATGATTTTGAATTATTCCCACAAGAAGTCAAAACTGAGTATAGTTTTGATGGAGAGTGGAGAAATATTCAACACTGGGATAACAAGACAGCATACAAGTACAAGGATCGTGTGATTTACAAAGGGCGTGTTTGGGAAATGCTTGACCCAGACGGAACAAGTGGATTGACTAGACCAAATGATCCTGTTACTACTACAGGAACTGTTACGCTTCCAGTTATTCCAAGTTCTAGTACTGGTGAAACTTTAGTTATTGACGGAAATACAATTACACTACAACGTACAACTACAACTAGTACATATGGATCTATTGTAGTTGAAGGAACAAACGACATTCTTTCAAGTAATGTAGTATTAGACGGAACTACTATTGTGCTTGGAACAACCTCAAATAATGCAAGAACAATTACATTTGACACAACAACATCAACAATAGTTTACAATAATGCACAAATTGTTGGAAGTGTAATCAGTCCACAAATTCTAGGCAGTGCCACAAAAGAATTAATTATTGAAAACACAAGTGTTTTGTTTGATGAAACAGAAACATTGTCACAAAACATTACTGCACAAACAGCATTTGAACAGATGTTCTTTGATGCATTTGAGTCAGGAGTAAACACGTCTGTTATACGCTCAAGTGTTGCAACACAAAGAATTCAAAGACTAGAAGCGTTTAGAACAGCATACAGTGCTGCAACAAGTAACGCATCATACTCTAGTTTCTTAACTCAATACTTTGCTAATAGTCCAGTTGGATTAGAGATTAGTTTACTACTTTCTCTTAATGCAGGATCTCCATCATATCAGACTGAGTTAGAAAACTTGATTTCTAATGATATTGACTTAATTAACAATTCATTAGGAACAACATATGATGCTCCAAGTGTTATTGCTGGCACGGAAACTGTTACACCTGCAAATATTGCAAGTGCACAAGCAGATCTAGATGATAGCAGTTTCCCAACTGACATCAAGAACTATTTAATTGCAAACCCAACAACGCCGTTTACTACAACTACAGTAGTATCCACAACAACAGGAACAGTATTTAAAACATACAACCTGACAGAAATTATTGATAAAATTAATGGCACTGGTATTGCTAATGTGACAGCAAGCAACAGCAATAATCGTCTGCTAATTACAAAAACAACTAATACTCCAAGTATTGAATTTACATTAACAGTAAGTGTCGCAAGTGCAAACACTGAAGTTGGTATTGCTTCAAGTGGTCCTACAATTGTAACAAGTACTGGTAGTGTTGTAACTACAAGTCCAAATCTTACATTACAGCAAGTAATTGATCAAATTAATGCAGCTAGTATTACTGGAATTGTAGCTGGAACTGGCGGAACAAACAGTAACTTGTTAAAAATTACCAGCACAAACCAAACACTATATATTGGCAATGGTACTGCTAATTCAACAATTGGGTTATCAGTAGGCGCAACATCAGCACCAACGACTATCACAAACATTAATACAAATGTAGACTTGGCTTCTATGATTGACATTATCAATAGTGCTGCAATTGCTGGTGTTTCAGCAAGTAACAGTAACAACCGCTTAAGATTGACAAGTACAAATGCTACACTTGTAATTGGTGCTGGTACAGCTAACACCACAGTTGGATTAACTGCACAAACATTAAGTGCTACACAAAACGTGATATCAAATATGTTTAACGCATTTGTTGGTAGCGATGGAAATCAAGTATTCCAAGAGATGGAACACGACCCTAATATTTTCAGCATTTGGGTTGCAGACAACAAAGATGCAGAAGTTAGCACATCAAGTGGATATAGTGTTTACCAGACTATGGATTTTGGTATGTATATTACTAGAGCATGTGCTGGTGTTAATGATGCAGATGATGCACAAATTACTATAGCAGTAGCAGACAGTAATACACAAGCACACAATTTAGTTAAGGGCGATTATGTATTCATTTCAGGTAGTAATACCGTCCCTAGTATTGACGGAATACACAAAGTTACTGAGGTAGACTCAAACAAAGTAACCTTCTACATTGACGAATACATTGATGAAGAAGGAAATGTTGGTAATGTTTATCCAATGCGTAATGTTAGATTCCCTAGTTTTGCATCTCTAAACAACAGTTATAATTCACAAGTGAATGGAATGTTTGTTTATAATTTCTCAGGACTTAGACAAAACAATCAACAAACTCCTAAATTTGCATTTGTTGATGACGACGGTACTGGTTCACCAGCAGTTTACAAGTTCTTGGGTTCTTATACAAACAATACAGGACACACTGGCGATGGTTGGTTTAAAGTTCGCACAAGTGCAAGTCAAGCAAGAAATGACTTGATGGAAAGTGTAAAAATTTATGACGCTACAACTAGAAGTCTAATTACGCAGTTGGAAGTATTTGATCCAGCTAAAGGAATTATTCCTGGATTTATTGATGAAGAGATTGATTTTATACTTACATCTGATCTAGCCAGTTATAATTACAACACACTTGATGGCTTTACAGAAAATACAAAGGCATGGACTAGCGACATGGTTGGATTACGCTGGTGGGATATCAATAATGCAATCTATGTTGACTATGAACAAGACAGTATTGATTATAAACAAGCGTATTGGGGAAGATTGTTTGACGGTGCCACTATTGACATATATGAATGGACTCGCAGTAGCGTATTGCCAGAGGAGTGGGAAAACCTAGTAGCTCGTAATGGATATGTTGATGGTAGACAAGCAACTGGTGAACCACTGAGTGTAATAGTTGACGGTGAAACAGTTTATCAATGGGTTGAAGAAAACTATTATAATCCAAGAAACAAACGCACAGAAACAAGTTATTACTTCTGGGTTAAAAATAAATTAAGTAGTGTTGGTAAAAGAAATTACAACACTTATCAACTAGCTAGAATATTGAAAAACCCAACAGCATTTGATGTTTCTTGGTTTGCTGCGGCTGGAAACCAAGAACTTATTCTTGCTAATATTGAACAATATGTTACTGCAAACAGTGTTGTACAAATAAATCAAAAGTACGACAGTAATGCACTTCCAATGAGCGAATGGACACTACTTGCTGAAAACGATCCAGTAAGTGTAATTCCAGAGCAACTGCATATTAAAATGCGTGATAGCCTAGTGGGTTACAATAGAAATACAGATGTATACTCTTATAGCACTTGGTCAAATAGCACAGTGTATCAGGCAAATCAAGTTGTAGAAGTTAGTGGTAATTTTTACATAAGTAGAAATGAAAATACCAATGTCAATCCAACAACAGACACACAAATGGCTAAGTGGGAAAGAATCTATGACTATACATTACCAGACGGAACACCAGAAAGTGACATTTCAGTAGATCGTCCACATGCATTGCCAGATTTAGATTTGCACCCATACAATCGTTACGGACACTTAATTAGACCAAGACAAAGTTTAGTAAGAGAAATTCCAATTGCAAGACATAATTTTGTAGAAACAGCAAACAAATTACTTGCTGAAATGAACTTAATAGAAGAAGTCAGTAACTGGGATCGTGTGTTATCTTCGACATTTGTTGAAGGAACAGTTACATACAATATGAAAAATTATTGGAACTATGTTGATTACGTGAGAAATTCATATGACATAAGTATACCTACAAAGTATAGAGTCAAAACAAAAGAGCAAATTAGTGGTCAACTTGGACTTCCATTCCCATATGTAAACGGCGACACTGTGCTAGTTACAGATGTTATGCATAACGATGGTATAAACAGACCAGAAATTTACACTAGAATTAACGATGAATGGATATTAGAGTATAAAGAAAAATCTACTATAGAGATTAGTGAAGAAATTTGGAACAATGAAAAATTTGGTCTAGGTTTTGATTTATCTGGCTTTGATACTGACGGATTTGATAATAGTGTTGATGGTATTTTGACTAGAATAATTGACGAGTTGCGTTACACAATCTTTATTGGATCACACCAAGTAAAATATAACCAGCTTTGGTTTAAACTATTGTATCAGGCAGTTGCAGACAATGCAGTTGATGATTTTGCATTTAAAACAACATTTGTTAAGCTAAATGTAGAACACCCACTGCAAACTGCTAGAGAAAAGTATATGGGATACAACATTGATGTTGTTACAGAATTCTTTAATAGTATTAAGCCATTCCATACAAAATTACATAGCATTGTAGACAGTAATACACATACTGATTCTGTAAGTACAAATATAACTGAACAAAATCGTCAAACGTTTATTACAATGCGCTACAATGATCACAGTGAGCGTGAATGGGAAGGTGATACAATACTAACAGGTGGCACATTTACAACCGAACCAGATAACACAGATACAATCACATTTACTACAGTGGATGGAGACATTGAATTTGTGTATAATGGTAATGTTTTC